ATGGTGAACCCGGTATGGTGGTGCGTGTCGACAAGATCACGCGCCGTACATGGTTTTCCGGCGGTTTCTCGTACTATATTCCGTCAGGTGGAGACACCTTGACGGAGATGGCACGGCAAGTTGAACTTGCAAAGGGAATCGCAGGATTATCATTTACTCCAGAATCAATCTGGAACCTTACACCGTGGAGCTGGTTGGTAGACTGGGTCACTAACACTGGCGATGTTCTCGCGAATGTCGATAGTGTGATCCTGTTCAACCAGGTGTTGTTGTATGGTTACATTATGCAGCATACTGTTGCAGAAGCAACCTACACCTACGTCGGTAAGTCCAATTTCTGGACTGGAACCGTAGCCCCAAGTGTTACTTTGGTGTCAGAATCCAAGGTGAGACGCAAGGCAACACCGTATGGCTTTGGAGTGAGCTGGGACAAATTTAGTAAGTCACAGCTCGCCATACTTGGTGCGCTCGGGATTTCCCGGACGCACTGAGTGATGTGTTGTTCGCGTTAAAACGCCATTGGGGATCTAACCGGGTCCCTAGGAGTGATGCTCATGTCGTTTACCGACCCGTTGTCAGTCACCATCGGTGGCTCGACAATCGCACTCCCACGCACTAGCGTAGGGGATGACGAAAGCGAGTACACAAGTGGTGACGGACTCTATCAGCTGACCGCTAGCCATAACTACGGCAAGCGGACCAGACGAGTCCTTCGGATCGACGCCAATAAGGTGACCCCGGACCCGTTCCGACCGTCGGAGAATGTCAAGGTTTCGATGAGTAATTACATCGTCTTTGACCTTCCGCCGGCTGGATATACGGGTGCCGAGGCACAAGCTGTGTATGCGGGCTTTAAAACCCTCTTCACAGCCACTTCCGACCAGATGATCGTCAAGCTCCTCGGTGGCGAGTCCTAGCGGGCTCGTGCCGTAGAGTGACGGTTTATCTGGACGCCTCTCGTGAACGAAATGACGGATCCTCCCGAAAGGAGGTCCCGATTCAGTCCACGTCCCACACGGGGTTCTTCCCCGGGAAGGAGAAAGACCGATAGAGATCACCGGACGAACCTGGACAAAAGGTCCTTGTTCGTAATGGTGTTCCTCGTCGATCTAATCTATGAGGTTGGCGCTGCTGTCATTGGGTACCATTGTAATGGTATCTTTTGACGGCGTAAACGCTAACGGCGTTTCTTGCGCGTGGACGGGCTCCCAGAGTAAATCTGGTGGCACGTTCATTGTGCGAGTAAGGATCGGAAATATCCGGTCCGATGAGGTGCAGGACGCTCTATGGGGTTTCGTGTTGGCCTTAATTGACCTTCAGGAGACCTTTGAGCAGCATGCAGCCTCGAGCCGTTAGTCGAGCTGTGTGTCATTCGTTGTTCTCTCACCCACAAGGAGTAAGACGTTGAGTACCCAAAACACCGCTAAGGGGAAGGCGGGCTTGCGTCGTAATGACGTTAAGCCCTTGCCCCCGCTCTCGGTTGAGAAAGCGAGAGCGTTGGCATTTGCCTTCATACCTCGCGATGCCTCGGCCTTGCTGGCCCCTGCCTGGATAAACCAATCCGGGCTTAAGGTCACTGAGACCGATAGGTCTCTCATCGTCAATCTCCACCTAGAGGACGAAATCCTCAAGGAGTGGCGTAGAGAGGCTTCGGAGTAAAACACACACGGTTGACGACAGAGCTAGGGATTGTCCACCTCTGATAAGGAGGGAACATGAAAAGCCTGACGTCACTCTGGTCCATCACTGCTCATGAAATGGCAGTGAGATGCTGCACCAGCGCCACGCAGGACATAAACACTGTCCTGCGTCGAGTTGAACACGAGGGGTTGTCGTTTTTAGCGATTACCCTGGCGGACTTTGGAAAAGCTACCCAAAAGTGGCTTGACCAAGGTCTCGTCGTCCCTTCTGACGCTCCTTCCTTTGGGAGGAAGCGTCGTACTGGTTTCCCGGCATTTCTGTCGGGTTTCCTTGGACGTGTGTTCGACTCTAGTAGTGGTGCGCTTTTGGACGAACCTGACATCGAAGCAATCTATGCTTTGCGTCAGCTTACGCTGATGTTTAGCAAGATCGCCCTCCCTGATGACGGCCTATCAAAGTCGTCGTCTACGCGGGTTGTAAATCCGCGTCGTGAGAGGCGAGCGATGTCAGAGTTTGTTCAATGTGAGCAGGAGGTTCGGGAATCTGATGCCCGTCTTGATCCTCTTTATCTGGAGGATTTCAAGCGAGTGTCGGACATGCTTTTTGCCGATGTCTTTGCAAAGGTGGACAGAGATGTCCATTTCGCGAGACTATGGCCAAAGCATGGTCCAGGCGCTGTCGCAGACCGACTCAGCAGTAATGCTAAGTTTAGTATGCGATCCTGGACTACCCGACTTCAGCGAGTGATGCCCGCTGAAGAGTATCTAATACCAAATCGTCGTTACTATGACGAATTGGGAAGGGATACTACTCTCCTCGAGCCTGGGATGGAGATTCCCGTTAGGGTAATCACCGTTCCTAAGACGCTCAAGTCACCCCGGATCATCGCCATAGAGCCGGCTGCGATGCAATTTGCACAGCAGGCGATTCTTAGGTCGATCCTTGATGCGGTAAAAGAGGATAGTCTCCTCTCCCGCATGATCGGTTTTGAGGACCAAGACCCTAATAGGTCTATGGCTCAAGAGGGATCCCTCAGCGGGGACCTCGCTACGCTCGATTTGAGCGAAGCATCCGATCGTGTCTCGAATCAGCATGTAAGGACTATGTTGTCCGACTTCCCGGAATTGCTCCAGGCGGTTGATGCAACACGGTCCCGTAAGGCTGATGTACCTGGCCATGGCGTTATTCGCCTAGCCAAGTACGCCTCTATGGGCTCAGCTCTCTGCTTCCCCTTCGAGGCTATGGTCTTCTTGACCTTGATCCTCATGGGGATAGAAAGGGAGCTAAGTGCTCCGCTTTCTCGCGAGCTGGTTGTCAATCAGTTTCGCGAGCAGGTGCGCGTCTTTGGGGATGATTTGATTGTCCCCAGAGACAATGTGCTGTCCGTCGTTGATGAACTCGAGAATTTTGGTTTTCGGGTTAACATCAGCAAGTCTTACTGGACCGGAAGGTTCAGGGAGTCTTGCGGACGGGAGTATTATGATGGCCAAGACGTTAGTATCGTCAAGGTTCGTCAGATGCTCCCGACACGACGGCAGGACGCAAGCGGGATAATAGCTGCCGTTGCGCTAAGGAACCAGCTCTATTGGGCTGGCCTTTGGCGTTCGGCTGCGATGATGGACGATCTACTGAGGGGACTCCTAAGGGAGTTTCCCAATGTAGCGCCCTCATCCCCGTTGTTGGGCAGGCAGTCTTGTCTGGGTTATCAATTCCAGACGATTGACCGATACGATCACAGCCCCGTGACTAAGGGCTATTATGTGATCGCCGAATCTCCACCAGATCATCTGGAGGGGACCGGTGCCCTGCTCAAGTGTCTCCTGCGAGATCCCTGCCCCGGTTTCGGACTTTTGTCCGAACCGAGGGAAAGCCTCGCGATCGACGTCGCAAGCGTTGATACAGAGCATTTGGAGCGTTCTGGACGCCCCGAGCGCGTCAGCATCAAGC